ACTTGCGGGGCAGTGGCTGTCCGCGATGACCGGGACCCCGTTGAAAAGCAAATTTTGCCAACCCGCATTGGCTGTCGAGGCGTCAACAAACCTTTGCTGGGGCTGGAGTAATGCGTAAAAAGAGTTGTAAAGTGAACGCGTGGTCGGAATCACCGTCGGATGATCCGAGTCGATGCTGCACAAGTTGAACAGAGTCTGCATTGCAGCCAAAGTCAGCGTTGTGGTCGTCGAATCGACCTGTGCGGACCACCAGCTGTTGGTAGAGATTGCAATCCCACCGACAGTACCTGTGGTCACCACGATACCGCGCAAGCCCACGATCGATTTTGGGTCAGTACCGGCGGAGTAAATCCCCGTGCCCAAGTTATCGACCATGGTCTTTTCAGCGATCTTCACTTTTTCTTTGACGAAATTGAGGATCGCTTTATCGCCCGAGTTTTTAAGCTCGTCGATACGGCTGATGGTGATATTGCTGTAGTGCTGCTTCCAGCTGTAAACCGCACCCGTGATGACATCGTTGTCAGTCGTGGATAAGGTTTCAGCCCCTTGGTACCAGCCGGCAGAGGTGTTCTGCGCGTAGTTCAGGGGCTGAACGATATCGACTCCACCATCAAGCAGCTCAAGGCTTTTTTTCTTAAGCCGAGCACACAGCGGGTTGGAATCGAAAATGTTATCAGCCAATTTTTTAACAAAGGCGCGGTCAGTGATCGCGCTTATTTGGTCAAGTGTTAATGCCATTGAATGCCTCCATTAGGTTATGTTTTCTTGTTCGAATACGTCCTGGAGAACTTGGTTCCAGGATTTACCCCTCGTGTCATAGGCTGGGGTTTGAGCTTTTTTAGGTGCCTGCCCGGGGGCTGGTAGACCTAATTTTGTGCGCTTAGCACTCTCTTTCCCGATAGCCTCTCTTCCTCGCGCCTCCCACCGAGCTTCCAGCTGATCATGGTAGTAGTCGCGGAAAGCCATCCTGAAGTTGGGGATTTTGTTTTCATTGGCGTACTTCAGAACTTTCATTTCAAGCGACTGGCCATCAGCGTCGGGAGTATCGAAATCTAGATCCGAGTATTTCTCCCGGATGGATTTGATCTCCTCAGCAAGATGCGTATCTTCCTCAGCAGTCTTTCTCTGCTGTTCTTCCTGTTCTTTTTGCGACAGTAAGTTTTGCACTGGCGCAAGCTTTTCATCTAAGATCGCTTTGACCCGCTGAATCGTGGGATCTTCTGACTCGAGTCTTTTGTTCCAAGACTCATTGACGTGGTCCCACCAGGCCGGATCTTTTTTGATGTAATCGTCGACTTCTTTGAAGCGCTCGTAGGGCTTATATTTTTCAGCCAGCGAGGCTTTCTCTTTATTGAAAGCTTCCATCTTTTGGGCGTAGTCGTAGCCCATGGGGGCATACTTTTTGAGGATGGTGTCCTGAGGAGCTTTAATCTTGCTCCCAGACCATTCAAATTCCCACTCAGTAGGTGCGGGGGGTGCGGATGGCTCAGCCGCTTGGGGCTCGCTTTGCGGCCTCTCAGGCGCTGGTGCATCCACGGATGCAATCAGAGAATCTAAATCGTCCCCACCACTTTGCTCGTCTAAAATCATAAAGACCCTTTATTAATAAGCTGGAACTGACTTTGAATTACCGCCTTGCTCCATGGTCTGCGTGCCTTGTGACTCAGGCATCGGAGATCCGCCTCCGGGTGCGGCAATAAGCTTTTGGATGCCTGCTCTGAAGCCCTCTAAGGAGGCGGACAGCATTTGTTTGACATCGTCTGGCACATCGGGTGACTGATTCAGCAGGCCGACAATCTTGGCCAAATTCGATTGTGTAGAGGCAATAAGCTCTTGAGCTGCACCACCACCTTCTGATCCGCCAGAGGTCTCGCCTTCGGCGCCTTCTTCCGCCTGTGGCGGCATTCTCATCCCCATGAAATTCTCCTAGCCCACTGCCGCTTGCGCGGGTGCGGGTGCTGCTCCGCCCGAAGGCGGAAGTTGTTGCATCGCTGCTGCCTGCTGAACGCGGTTACGCACCGCTTCGTAGTTTGGATAATCAAGACCCTTCAGGACTTCTTCAGCGTCGATAATTCCCCGGTCAAAGAGACCGTAAAGCCGCTGCTCTTTTTCGGCTTTGCTGAAGGGAAGGCTGGAGCCCGTGGTGACGCGCACATCAAACTCACCGCGTACTTGATACTGGGTGATACCGACTGAAAGACCATCGGGAGTGAAATTCTCCACGTTCATGGTCTTGCCACCTGTCTCCTCGTCCTGGGAGATGTGCATTTTGAAGTATTTGTTTACGCCTTCATTGTTCGTGAGGCGGAAAAGGCGCGGAGCGGAATAAAACTGGAACACTCGGCTGACATACATTTGGCCTAAAGACTGGAGGTAGCTATCGAGGTTTTGAGACTTTTGCCGAAGTCTCGTCTGCGCGGCGTTTTGCAGGTTAGCGATTGCGGATGCGGCTGTGACACCGGATGGGTTTAGGCCTCGGGTAATATCATTGGAGCCAGCAATCTGATCAAACCACTCTTTATAGCGGTCAATAAGCTGCAGCACATAGGGCTGAAGCTGAACCCCTTCTTCGCGGCGGACTTCAGAGCCCGGAGCTTTTTCAATCACCTGCCCCGGACGATTGAACAGGTTTTCTGTATCCACTTCGGCAGTGGTATCGATGACCCAGATGGGGTTTCCCATCAGAGTGAGAACATCCACCACGAAAGAGATCAGCTTATTGAAGGTCTTTTGCGGTCCCTCAAGTTGCTCGACTTCTGAGATCCCCCAGAACTCCCGGGGCAGAATATAGTTGGACCATTTTTGAAAGGGGAAGTTGCCATCGTCATAGGGGATAGGTCCTTCGGAGAGGACGACTCCGTTGGAGACCACAACTTTTTTACCGTTAGGATATTTAAGCTTGGGCTCAGCGGGCTCTCCTCCCATATCCGAGCCACCCGCACCCTTATCCTCTTCATACTCGTCTGAGCGGCAGTAATAGGTCACTACGAGGGCTTTATTCTTCTCCCCCACATCTTGGGTGGAGGAGCCTTCAAGGACCGTACGTTGCTCGACAGGGCTTTTAAAACGGATGGGCCCTAGGTCGGTCTTTGAGCCTTTCATCAGATCGATGAGGTCAGGCTTTACAAAGCGGCCCTTTTCAGGCCAACGCTTTTTGATGACCGCGCAGTCCAGCGGCTCGGCCTCAATGAAGTACTCGCAGTCTTCATTGCAGTCCCGGGCTGAGGGATCGGGGAACATATAAAAGGGGTCTTTAGATTTATAAACTATCCGGTCCAGGATGGGATCAAAATCTAGACCTGAAAGGCCTGTGCCATAAAAGTAGCCGTCGTAGATGACTTCAGTCATGGCATACTGCCAGTTGAAGCTGGTCCAGTCTGCTTCAGCCGCCTCATTGAGAATGTCGGCTACTTCAAAGTCCGAAGGTTCTCGGGGCAGGAATTCAAACTTAGGCCGGGAGTCGGTGATGATAGGGACTTGGCTTTGGATGGTCTGAAAAACCAGATTTAAGACTTCAGAGTGGCGATAGCTGGGGCGCTGCTCTTTCCACTGCCGGCCCCGGAACATTTTATAATAATCGAGCCACTTGGCATCGTATTGGGCGCGGTATTCTTTAGCAGCGCAGAATTTCTTATCCACTTCCTTCAAAAGCTTGCGCTCTGCGTCGGTCGGGGAATATTCCTGGGTGGAAACCTCAGGGAGAGTCTTTTCAGGGGCTGCATGCTCGGGAAGAATCGAATAAGTGTCGCTCATAGCTTCTCCCACGCTTTCTCGCGGGCTCTTTCGCGGCTAGAGTCGAACTCTTTTTGCATTTTAGCGCCGTCGCCATAGTCATTGCCAATAGCGACAAAGCCTTTTTTGTCGGCTTCGTATTGCAGCTCACGCTTATTGTGAATCACCTTCCCAAAGGGGTGATAAAAGTCAGCTTCGAAGGCTTTAGTGCCGCCTATCAGGGGCGGAAAATAGATTCTTTGGCCGATTCTGCCGCAGGAGCAGTGTTCGACGTTGGTTGCTTCAGCCATAGCCTTCGCAACTTCGAACGTTTTTCCGCACTCGCAGGAATAATCATAAATCGGCAAGGCCAACCCATAGGGTGACGCGATTTATAAATTGGTATTTAAATTAAAAAATAAATTGGATGGGACTGAGTAATTATGGACGATTTTTTGAGTTAAGGCATCCCCTAACTCCAATCTTCTGTCTGCTGACCATAGACTTTACGCTTCCGGAGCTCTTTCAGTCTATCAAATTGGTCTCGAGGCTTTTTCTCCTCCGGATTAATCGGGGTTTTTTTGCCAGCTGAGATGTGGCGGGTCATTATGCAGAGGTAGCGCAAAGCATCAAGGGCATGATCATCTTGGCCTACAGGCTTTTTCTCTTTAGATGCCTGATTAGGCGATAAATCATCGGGTTCGGGATAGTGGTAGGTATCAAATTCGTCGATGGTGTGAGGGCTGGTGCCTTCCACCAGCTGGAGCTGGCGAGTTTTTACCAGCTCATAGACATAATCCACGCCGACTCGGATGTCATTATTGGCTGGTTGAGCCGAACAGCCGATTTTCCTAGCAGAAAATATTCTATTTAATTCTTCGATATAACCCGGCTGGTCGGGACCACAATAAAAGACCTCAATCCCAAAGACTGTGGCTTTCTGGCAACAGATATCGGCAATGTCATTGATGGTCAGCCCTGATTTATAGGTCTCAGAGACCTGAAAGCGCCTGCCGGTAAGGGCAATCCCATGCACCACCAGTACAAAGGGCTCGGTATAGCCCCAATCAATCCCTGCGAAAAAGCGGAGGTCTCTGGCCGGGGGTGCGGTTGGGCAGATATTTTCTTCTTCAGAAAAGCAGTCGTAGACCAGAC